TGCTAATCCGTTATGGATTAACAAAGCCAACGCTACACCCCCTAAAGTTCTGTGTCAACCTATCGGAATATAATTATTAAATGTGAGTTTAAACTCTGGAATAGCAGTCTCAGATGGTTGACAATGCGAACTGGCCCAAGCTACGCCTGCAGATTTTTAGTGTGGCTTGAGCCAAATCCGTTAAGGATTAATATGTACCTCCTAAAGAGTACCTTTGCCTCAGATTCTTCTGGGGCTTTTTTTTGGTTTATTGAGGTCAAAATGATGCGATATCTAACAGCCGCGTTGGCCGCTGTGATTGCTTCGGCGACGGCAGCGGACACAGTGATTTACTACGACGATGGGACTACCTACACGCTTTTGAATGGTGAGGAAGCTTTCGTCTCCTACAATGAATTGTTTTCGAAGCAGGAATTTCAGGACAGTGGGCAAATACTGTTTGTGCCGCGCTACCCCAATCGAAAAAGAGACTACGTTGAGACGTCTGATCCCTCCGATGGACTGACACCTGGCGGCCCAGAGTGGTGCGCTGTTTATGAGCCATTTCAGAATGGCTACAGCTTTTCCGACGCAGTCTGGAGCAAGAATTGCAATGGCGGCTAGGGATGAGTGACGGGCGCGTTAAGGGGCTGTTGCAAAAGCACAACCTGCAAGGGGTCAACAAGCCTAAGCGGACGCCCAACCATGACTCAAAAAGCCACATAGTCTTGGCCAAGGAAGGCTCGCAGACAAAGCTAATAAGGTTTGGCCAGCAAGGGGTTAAGGGCGCAGGCAAGAGCCCGCAGAGCGCCTCTGAGAGAGCTAGGCGGCGAAGCTTCAAAGCGCGTCATTCTAAGAACATTGCTAAGGGCAAGATGTCCGCGGCATTCTGGTCGGATCGGGTCAAATGGTGAGCAACCGAATTGAAGATTTAATGCTGTCAGCCGCCGCAGTTGTTGCTGTGATTATGGGCTTGATGGTTACCGCTGTACTAGGCGTGACATTACTTGCGACGAGGTTCTTTGTGTAATGGCTGGATTACTGAAAGGGCAGGGTCTTTATGCCAATATCGCGCGCAAAAGGCGCAGAATTGCCGCCCAGAAAGCCTCCGGCAAGACTCCGGAGAAGATGCGAAAGGCAGGCAGTAAAGGCGCTCCCACCGACAAAGACTTTAAAGACTCGGCTAAAACAGCCAAGTCATAGACTCAAACCAGAAAGTGGCTAAACAAGATAGCGGCTCAAGCCAATCGCCTGAACTGCTTGACCGGCTTAAAGGGTTTGAGGGCTACCGGCAGTTTGCCTATCGGTGTTCGCTTGGCCATCTCACGATCGGCTTTGGAACCATGATCGAAGAAGGTGGGCATGGGGTGCCAGAGTACATCGCAGAGTTATTGCTACGCGATTACCTCCAGACCATTGATACCCGCCTGAGAGTTCACGGTTGGTTCACCGACCTGGACGAAGCCCGTCAGCACTGCATCCTAGAAATGGCTTATCAAATGGGAGTGGAAGGGGTGCAGGGCTTCAGCAAGATGATTGAAGCTTTACGGAATGGTGACTATTCCCGTGCGGCAGCAGAGGCTCTGGATAGTCTTTGGGCCAAGCAAACGCCATCAAGGGCAAGGGATGTGGCCCAGCGGCTTAGGGATGGGCGATCGTGAATCGATACGAACACCTGAGACCCTTCGCTGAGACTTTGCGTCAGCGCGAGATGCTGGACGCGCTCAAGCTTCGCGACACCGTGGCGGCGGCGGCTGAGCAATTAGGTATTGCGGAGCGAAACCTGCTTAGGGCGTTGGCCAGAATCAGGGCGTCAGCGGCACGGCAGGGAATAGCGCCTGAAGCGGATATGACGCACAACACCGCCGAGGGATTTGTAGTCAAGGGCACCTCAACGCTGTACGGCGATGATGGTGACGTTAAAGCCCAATGGGTCAAGACCCAACAAAGCCAAGAAGACAAGCTGGCAAAGATTCAAGCATCCATTGTGGAGGCTATGGAGGATTACAAAGGGGTATACAAGCCTCGTAAGACCCCAGTATCTGACAATGAAGACCTTTTAGCTGTTTACGTCATGGGGGATCCCCACATCGGGGCATATGCTTGGGCGCAGGAAGCGGGAGAAGACTTCGACGTTAAAATTGCCCGTGCTGACTTACTCGCCGCCACATCGCGTCTAGTCAAGGTAGCACCCAAGACCGAACACGCTTTGATAGCGAATATGGGTGACTTCTTTCACGCTGACAACAGAAACAACACCACGACCCGCGGTACGCCGGTAGACGTTGATACCCGTTGGCCTCAAGTGTTGCAGGCTGGCTGTATGCTCATGGTTGACCTCATTACGCTGGCATTGACGAAGCACCCAAAGGTGTCGGTGGTCAACTGCATTGGCAACCACGATGACCATACGAGCGTCATGCTGAGTGCGTTCTTAGCGGCTTACTTCCACGCTGAAGAGCGGGTGACAGTACTGCCGACCACCAACAAGTTTAACTACATCGAACATGGCAAAACGCTCATAGCTTTTACGCATGGCGACACGATCAAGCTTAATGCGCTGTCAGAGATTATGGCAACGGATCAGCCCCAACGATGGGCCGACAGTGAGCATCGATATTGGTATACGGGCCACATCCATCACACCACTCGGCAAGAGCTAAGGGGATGCGTTGTGGAAAGCTTCAGGACTCTAGCGGCCCGTGATGCGTGGCACACCAACAGCGGCTACCGCAGTGGTAGGGATATGTACTGCATCGTTCACGACAAGGCATACGGTGAGGTAGAACGCCATCGGTGTGATATCCGAAGGGCCAGAGACGAGTAATGGGCGATCTTGTCGGTATCGAAGGCGGCAAGAAATCTCCAGATGTCATTGAGCTAGAGCTAACGATCGTTGAATGCGGCAATTGTGATGGTGCCTTGTTCAGTTGGAAGGCTGACGAGAACAACAGCAAGCTACACATCATGAGTTGCGCCGTTTGCGGCTACCTATTCCCGATTATTGAGTCATCAGAATCAGATGTATTCGGCGAACTCTTTAATGACGAATGAAGAACTTGGGTGCTGGTATTGCCACGGCAGCTTGGAATCCCTTGCGGACGCTGAAGTAGAGACCAGCCAAGAGTTTGTGAAAGCGGTGTATGCCTGCAACGAATGCGGGGCACGGTACTTGGCTTGCTACGAACCGACTGCATCGACTGACCAATGAGGTACGGAAGTGTTTGTAGCGGCATTGAGGCCGCGAGTATGGCGTGGCATGGGCTGGGATGGGAACCTGCATTCTTCTCGGAAATAGACTCCTTCCCCCGCTCAGTACTAGCACATCACTACCCAGACGTGCCGTTGCACGACGACTTTACAACCATTAAACAAGGTGAGTATGGAGCAATCGACCTTCTTGTCGGAGGAACCCCCTGTCAGTCATTTAGCATTGCAGGCCTCAGAGGAGGCTTGGACGATGACCGTGGCAACCTGGCCCTCAGCTTCATTAAGCTTGCTCAACGAGAGCGGCCACAGTGGGTGGTCTGGGAAAACGTCCCCGGCGTCTTGTCGTCTAACGGAGGACGGGACTTTGGAAGCTTCCTCGGGGCGCTGGCAGAAATCGGGTATGGGTTCGCCTACAGGGTTTGTGACGCTCAATATTGGGGAGTGGCCCAGCGACGCCGACGTGTGTTCGTTGTCGGATACCTTGGAGACTGGAGACGTGCCGCCGCGGTTCTTTTTGAGCGCGAAAGCTTGTCAGGGAATCCTGCGCCGAGCCGAGAGAAGGAGCAAGACAATACCCCCTTTCCTGCTTCAGGCACTGAGGTTTACGAGTGCCACGGACAAGACAGCAGAGTAAAGGCGTTAGGCGAAACCTGCAGCACTGTCACTGCAAAGTATGGAACCGGCGGCGGTAATGTGCCGATCGTTACAGCCCGTATGCGCGGGTTTGGTGACTACGCATCTGACGGAACGGCCAGCACAGTCAAGGCTCGCGACTATAAAGACGCTACTGATCTGGTTGCTTACGGCTTCCAATCAACCGCCAATGTTTGCGACATAGCGGCGGCAGGGGCTGACATCAGCCCAACGCTAAGATCCGCTGATCCTATGGCTGTGGCGTTTGCTGAAAATCAGCGGGCAGAAGTTTACGAGATGAATGTGACCAACTCGCTGTCCGGTGGCGGCGGCAAAGCTGGGCAGGGTTATCAAGCGATTCGTCAGGGTCTAACTGTTAGGCGGCTGACACCAACAGAGTGCGAGAGGCTTCAGGGGTTTCCTGATGGCTTTACGCAGATACCGTACCGCAATAAGCCGGCAGAGAGGTGTCCGGACGGGCCAAGGTATAAGGCTCTGGGCAACTCAATGGCTGTGCCGGTGATGAAGTGGATTGGCGAGCGCATAGCCACTGTTGAGAGGATCATTAGCTAATGGCGGTAGGTACGTTGCTCGGCAGGATCTTTGGCTCTGAGAAGGCCATAGGTGCGGCTGTAGAGGGCATATCCAACAGCTTGGATGCGCTGGTATACACCGACGAGGAAAAGGCTGGGGACGCCGCTATTGAGCGTCAGAAAGCAAGGTCGATGGTCATTGAGTGGATGCGCTCCACCAGCGGCCAATCATTAGCGCGCAGGCTCATAGCTTGCTCCATTACGTTTATCTGGTTGCTTCAATATGTATTCGGCTGGGTGATGGTTACAGCGGCGGTGTTTAGCGAGCCAGAAATCGCCGCGAGAATGAGAGAAGCCAGCGAGATAACCGCTGAGCATGGAGACAGCATGACAGGAGCCGTAATGTTGATATTAAGCTTTTACTTTGCCGCACCTCACTTAGACAAGGTGGTTGGCCCAGCGATGGAGCGTTTCGCCAATGGGGGCAAGAACAAGTGAAGTTTTCTGTAGACCCCTCGATTAGTTGGGGCGATATCGTGATGACCGCAGGACTAGTGTTTTCTGGGGTGATTGCATTTACAGCAGTCTCTGAGGGGGTTGCTCTGAATGCAGTTGCAATCAACGTAGTGGAGCGTGATGTAGCCACTCTGACCGTTGAACACCATCAGCGCTTACAGCAAGAAAGGGCAGATCGGGAGACCCTGCGGCAAGAGATGCGTGAAGATCTAAGAGCTATTAGCGACAAATTAGACAGGTTAATTGAAGGGGGTCTTCGTGAGTAATTACAACACCACCTACGGGGGTGCGATGCCATATTCGATGACAGCGCCTGGTGCCCCGATGGGTGCCTCTCAGGGTGCCGCAATGGCCGGCCAGCAAATGTTACCGGCGGCGCTGACCCAGAAGGCACAGCGG